AAGCGCACCAACAGCACAGGCGATTGGTATGTGTGGGATACGGCGCGCGGTATCATAGCGGGTAACGATCCATATTTGCTGCTTAACTCTCTTAACGCCGAAGTGACCGGAACAGATTACGTTGATACATACAGCCTAGGCTTTGAAATCAGCAGCACAGCCCCAGCCGCCATTAATGCCAATGGTGGTACGTTCATTTTTTGGGCGGTGGCCTGAGATGACAAGAGATATATTCCGCAAAAAATACACCCAGCATAAATCCAATGCTATGCAGCGCGGTGTACCATTCCTCCTGACATTTGAAGAATGGAGAGCTATTTGGCTTGAGTCTGGCAAATGGGAAATGCGTGGCAAAGGCTCTGCTAAGTATTGTATGTGCCGATATGGCGATAAGGGTTCATATGAAATAGGAAATGTCTTTATAGCGACAAACTCTATCAATCTCAGAGATGGCAATCTTGGTAAATTGGTAAGCCAGGAAACTCGCTTCAAAATATCAACTACCCATTCTGGCAAACCAAAACCATGGGTAGTAGGCCAAAAAAATCCCATGCACCGCCCTGAAGTTAAGGCAGCTATTAGTGCCGCAATCGGTGGTAAAAACCACTACAAGCAGCGCGGAGTTATTACTCCAGCGGGATATTTTGATACTGCAAAACAAGCAGCGGAAGCTTTGGGGATTTCGAAATCCACTATAGAATGGCGGGCAAAGCACAATAAAAGCGGTTTTTCTCGTCCAACTCTTGCCATAGCGTAGAGGGAAACCATGGAAATCAGATTGCGAGATGCGGGTGTGGTGGTGACGGACTCGGAGTTCCGCGCCTTGCATCCCTCCACCAGCTTTCCGCCGCAGCTTACGGAAGAAATTCTGGACAGCTTTGAGGCTGATGTGATCTTTGAAGGCCCGCAGCCTCAGACCACTCGGTATCAGTTCGCCGCCCGCCAGGGTGTGATCCAGATGTCTGATGGTAAGTGGTATCGCAACTATGTGGCGGTAGATATGCCAGACGAGGCCAAGACGGCTTTGGATGATCAGCAGGCTAAGTCGGTGCGAGATCAGCGCAACAGGCTCCTGGCGGAGTCCGATTGGACGCAGCTTCCTGACTCGCCGCTTGATGCCTTGACCTGGGGTGTTTATCGCAAGGCTCTGCGTGATTTACCTTCACAGCCTGGGTTCCCCTGGGATATTATCTGGCCGGAGGCTCCGCAATGACGATCCCGCGCGACTTATCCAATCTGGCACCTGGGGCTAACACCTCTGGCGTTTTGCAGCCGACGAAGGGCGGTACGGGTGCGGCAACTCTTACCGCCAATAACGTCATTCTTGGAAACGGCACTGGTGCCGTTCAATTTGTGGCGCCAAGCACGAATGGCAATGTTCTGACAAGCAACGGCACAACTTGGGTTAGTCAGGCTGCTAGTGGTGGCGGTGGTGCCTTATTAAACGTACAAGCGTTTACATCATCTGGCACTTACACCCGCACAACCAACGCAACAAAGGCTGTTGTTATTGCGGTTGGTGGCGGTGGCGGTGGCGGGGGCGCAAATCCCGGCGCGGGTGCGGGCGGGAATGGAGGCACAACATCTTTCGGCTCTCATGTTAGTGCGGCGGGCGGTGTTGGTGGCGGTACAAGTAGCAGCAATGTGCAAGGCCCTGTCGGGGGAACGGGAGGCACTGGAGCGCTTTTAGCTATACGCGGCGCGTCGGGTGGTGCGTCAAGATCTAGTCAGGTTGCAATTGGCGGTTTTGCTGGTGGTCCAGGTAATGGGAATCAAGTTGCAGGCGACCAAAATGGCGCTGATGGGGTTCGTGGAGGCGGTGGTAGCGGCGCTACAACCACCGGCATTTCCGGTGGCGCTGGTGGTAGTCAAGGCGAAACAGCGATTGATTATATTTCAACAGGACTTGGCGCAACAGAAACTGTTACCATAGGAGCGGGTGGCACTGCTGGCGCTGGTGGTCAATCTGGCGGCGCTGGTGGTGCTGGGTACATTCTTGTTTTTGAATATTCATGATGACATTTATGAAAATTACGCTGGCAAGCGTTTCAAATGTGTGTGAGTTAACTAAGTTCGCGATGGAGGTATCTTTATGATGTATGCTATTGTGCAAAATGATGTTGTAATAAACATCATTGAATGGGATGGCATGACTCCATATCAACCTCCAAACGGTTGCAATCTACATATTTGCACTGATGGTGTAGATATAGGTTGGAAAATGTTGGATGGTGTTTTTGTAAATCCAAATCCAACAGAGCTAAATAATGAAATCTTAGCTCAGGATGCGCGTGCAAAACGTAATAGGCTATTAAATGATTGTGATTGGGTGGGACTTTCCGATGCGCCTGCAGGTAATCTTGCTTGGGTAACGTACCGACAAGCCTTGCGCGATATTCCGCAGCAAGCGGGGTTTCCGGCAAACATTGATTGGCCTGTTAAGCCGGAGTAATCGCCATGACCCAGGACATGATCAATGCTGGCATAGGCATAGTCGGCACAGTCTTTGGCTGGGTCTTGCGCGCCATCTGGAATGCCGTGACGACATTGCAGGCCGATCTCAAAGAAATCGAGCGCGAGCTTCACACATCATATGTCAGCAAGGACGATTACCGGCAGGATATCATTGAGGTTAAGGACATCCTGAAGCAGATTTTCGATAAATTGGACAAGAAAGCAGACAAGTGATCACCTTGGTTGTCTGCACAAGAGGCTCCAAAAGCTTCTCAGTGCTGCGCCAGAGCATAGTGGCGTATGCTGCCGATTTGGTGACGATCCGGCCCTATTGCACAGACCATAGCACCTTTGGAGAGGCGTACAACTACGCCATGGCGGATGCGTTTCAGGACTGTTCTGAGATGCTGATCGCCAATGATGATATTGTATTGACCCCCAGCACCATTCAAACACTGCTGGAGGACGTTAAGGCCCTCAAGCTGACCACACCAAGGCTGGGCTTGGTTGGCACATGGTCCGACAATGTGCGCGGCTTGCAGAGCATCAAGAAAAACCCCGGCAATCAAATTAAGCGCACACATACGCTGTCGCCGATCCTGGCCTGGATCAGCAAAAGAGCCTTCACGGCGGCCCAGTTTCCGCCCCTGAATTGGTATTCTGATGATGTTTTGTGTGAGGATTTAACCCGGCTGGGCTTTGAGCATTATATCTCCAGGGCATATGTTCATCATGTGGGGTCTGCTACAATAGGCCCAGACGATTGGAAGAATTACCATGATGCTTTGCCATGGTTGTGGGACAATCGGCCTGAATATGCGACCCGTTGGAACCTGAAAGACAGAGGGGAAAATGTCTGAAAGGCTAAAGATTGCGATTTGCGCCATCAGTAAAAATGAGGCGCAGTTTGTGAAGCGCTTTTGCGATAGCGCCAAAGATGCCGATCTGATTATGATCGCCGATACTGGCTCAACCGATGACACAATCCAGGTTGCCAGGGATTGCGGAGCAACGGTCCATGAGATTTGCATCTCTCCTTGGCGATTTGATCACGCTAGAAATGCTGCTTTGGCGCTCTTACCGCGTGACATTGATATCGTAATTGCCTTGGATGTTGATGAGGTGATGGAGCCGGGCTGGCGGGAGGAGATTGAGCGCGTTTGGACGCCCGAAACCACCCGTTTGCGGTACTATTTCGACTGGGGCTGCGGCATTCGGTTCCAGTATGAGAAGATTTTTGCCCGGCATGGCTATCATTGGCACCATCCCTGCCACGAATACCCCAGGCCGGATGGCAGGACCAAGGAGGTCTATGCCTATACCGACATGCTGCTGGTCAGCCATCATCCTGATCCGACCAAAAGCCGGGGGCAATACCTGGATTTGTTGAAAGTATCAGTTGAAGAAGACCCGCATTGCCCGCGCAATGCCTTCTATTACGCCCGAGAGCTTACTTTCTACAGCAAGTGGCAGGAAGCGGTAGAAGCCTTGCATCGGTATCTGGCGCTGCCTGGGGCCAATTGGTCAAATGAGCGGTGCTATGCTTACCGGCTGCTGGGTAAGGCGCATTTAGAGCTTGGGCAGCCGCATGAGGCGGAAAAATTCCTGCATTTAGCCTGTTCTGAGGCCCCAAACACTCGTGAGCCTTGGTGTGATCTGGCGATGATGCTATACCGGCAGCATCGGTGGCCCGAATGCTTTGCCATGTCGATGCGAGCCTTGCAGATCAAGGACAAGCAATTGGTCTATACCTGCGATCCGGCTGTGTGGGGGTACTGGGCGCATGATCTAGCGTCAATTGCGGCCTGGAACATGGGGCTGAAGGACATTGCCATGGAGCAGGCCAAATTGGCTTTGGAGCATGCTCCCGAAGATGCTAGGTTGCAGGCAAATTTGGCATTTATGGCTGAGATAAAGCAGGACGCCTGATGGAATTGCCGAAGCTTACCCCTGTTGTCCAATTCATGACCGCCAGCTTTGCGCTGGCTGTTGGCGGTTACACTGCCGGGGAGAAGTTTGGCTGGTTCAAGAATGAGATCATTGCCTGGGCGCCGGAGCATTTTAGGATTGAGCCTGCCAAGATCGGGCAGCCTGTGACGGTGACTGTGGCCAGGGTGAAGAAGCGGGACGATTGTTCTGTTGAGGGCTTCGCTGTGACGGTCAGGGACGGCGCCGGGGTGGTTCATGAGGCCACCCCCAGCATGAGCCGCTTTACCGGCCCGGCAGGCCCTGAGATCGACACCTTCACCTATACGCTGGCCATTGCCGACAAGGAGACAATTGCCCCAGGCCGGGCAACGCTGTTGGCGACCATCAAGTATAAATGCCCGGAGGGTGAGCGGGTGGTGACATATCCGCGCCACCAGAACCTCACCTTTATGCTGGAGAAATAGGATGGATAAGCTGCTTGATCTGGTTCGGACGGTAGCCCCAAGCATCGCCAGCGCGGTGGGCGGCCCCCTGGCTGGAATGGCAACCAAGGCCATTTCTGAGGCGCTCCTGGGCAAGCCTGACGGGTCTGAGGCCGAGTTGGTGCAGGCGGCGGCCATGGCCACCCCAGAGCAGCTTCTAGCCCTGAAGAAGGCCGAGCAGTCGTTTGAAGTGCAGATGCGCGAATTGGACATCGATCTGGAGCGTATTGCCAGTGAAGATCGGGATAGCGCCCGCAATCGGGAGATCAAAACCAAAGATTTAACCCCAAAGTTTCTGGCTGCTAGCGTCACTGTTGGGTATTTTGGGGTTCTGTTTTACATGCTGACGCACGGCTTGCCGACCACTGGCGGGTCTGAGGCTATGTTGGTGATGCTGGGAACCCTTGGCACTGCCTGGGGTGGCATAATGGCCTATTACTTTGGCTCTTCGGCGGGTTCTAAGGCCAAAGATGAGGCTATCCGTAGAAATATCAAATGACTTGGGGTAAAAGACTGGGTTAATGTCCCTCCCGGTAAGGGGTTTCGCTTATGACCACAGGTTTAACGTACAGCCAGTATGTGGACGAAATCGCCACCATGGCGGTTGTGGCGTCGAATGACCCCAATTTTGTGGAAATCCTTCCGCAGATGATCACCTATGCGGAGAACCGGATTTACCGCGATCTGGACCTTCTCAGCACGGTTACGTCAATCAGTTCTTACACCACCGCTGTAAATGGCCGCACCCTCACCTTCCCGGTGGCGGATTTCATCACTGTGCAGGAAGTGAACATTATTACCCCTCCTGGCACCCCTGTGCCTAACAATGGGACGCGGGTTGCTTTGCTGCCTGTGACCAAGGAGTGGATGAATTACAATTACCCCAATCAGGTGTCGGCTACTGTTCCCACCTATTTTGCCATGCTGAACCAGAACACCATTATTTTAGGCCCGTGGCCTGACAACACATATACCGTCGAGATTGTGGGGACGTTCAGGCCGGATTCGCTTTCAGCGGCCAACCCGTCCACTTTCGTTTCTCTGTATTTGCCTGATCTGCTGATCATGGCGTCGATGATCTACATCAGTGCCTTCCAGCGTAACTTCATCTCGGCGGCGGCAAATGATCCGCAGATGCCGGTGAATTACGAAACGCAGTACCAGACGCTGCTGCGCAGCGCGATGGTGGAAGAGGCGCGGAAGAAGTTCCAATCGGCTGGCTGGACTTCGATGTCTCCTGCTGTTGTCGCCACGCCGACGAGGGGCTGATAGATGCCCCACGCTACGCTTCGTCTTATCCCTGGCGTCGATCAGAACCGCACACTGGCGTTGAACGAGGCTGCGATTTCCGAATCGCAGTTCATTCGCTTTGTCTCTGATCGGCAGGGGCTTGGGCTGCCGCAGAAGCTTGGCGGTTGGACCAGATACTTCCCAACGGCCTTGGGAGCCACGCCTAGGGCCTTGCTGGCTTGGCAGGATACCAACAGCCAGCAGTATCTTGCGGTGGGCTGCCAGTCGCCCTCTGCCCTGGCTGGCGCCCCCATATACGTCATCAAGAATGGTCAGGCGATTGATCTGGCGCCGTTTGTAGAGCGGCATGATGTTCCTGTGAGTGTTACCACCACCACATCATCCAACACGGTCACGATTGAAGACACGGCCAGCAACATCTCAAACTATGATTCGGTCTTTGTGCTGACTCATATTTCTGTTGGCGGTGTCATTATCTTTGGTTTCTACCGTACATCCCAGGCCAGCGCGAACACCTACACAATCGATCTGACGACTGTTCTGGGCGATCCGCAAATACCGACGAGTGCCGTGGTGAATGGTGGAGTGGTTGCGCAGTTTGATACGACTGCCAATTCTCCGTTTGTGGATGTCACGCTGCCGGATCATGGCTTTGCTGTTGGCGACACCTTCCCGATCCTTGTTTCCACCTCCCTTGGCGGGGTGACGCTGTTTGGGAATTACACGGTTACGGAAGTGTCTAGTTCCAGCGTCTTTGTGATCAGCGCATCCCAGGAAGCCACCTCCACGGCCACCGCGTCTATCAATGGTGGTGATGCAGCGTATGACTATTACTATGCCTACGGCGCCTTGGTTACAGGCTCTGGGTATGGTGTTGGTGGTTATGGCACTGGCGGTTATGGGTCTGGCATCACCACGGTCACGCCGACCACTGGCGATCCGCTGTATGCCGAAGATTGGACGCTGGACAATTGGGGTGACACGCTGATTGCATGCCCGAATGGTCTGACCTTTGGGCCTGCTGTGTCTGATCCTTTGGGCGGCCCGATCTATGCGTGGTCACCGCAGGCTAACTCGCCCACGCTGAACGTCATCCCCGAGGCTCCTGTGGCCAATGCCGGGATTTTCGTGGCGATGCCGCAGCGGCAGATCATAGCCTGGGGATCGACCTTCAACGGGGTGCAAGACCCGCTTTTGCTGCGCTGGTGCGACATTGAGAATTACCAGCAGTGGGTTGCCTTGCCGACCAATCAGGCCGGTTCTTATCGTATCCCGAAGGGGTCCAAGATTATCGGATGTATCCAGGGGCCGCAGCAGGGCCTGATCTGGACCGACTTGGCCTTGTGGGCGATGCAGTATGTGGGTGCGCCCTATGTGTATTCGTTCAATGAAATCGGCACTGGCTGCGGGTTGATTGCGCCAAAGGCTGCCGCTTCATTGAATGGTGTTGTCGATTGGATGTCGCAGAGCCAGTTCTTTGCATTGTCGCCCAACGGGGTGCAGGGCATTCCTTGCCCGATCTGGGATGTGATCTTTCAGGATTTGGACACTACCAACCTGGACAAGATTAGGGTGGCGCCCAATTCGCGGTTCAATGAGATTTCCTGGTTCTACCCGACGAATGGCAATGGCGGCGAGATCAGCGCCTACGTCAAATATAATATCGGTTTGAACCAGTGGGATTTCGGGACGCTATCTCGCACTGCCTGGATTAACCAGTCTGTGTTGGGACCGCCGATTGGCTCTACGCCAGAGGGCATCATTTATCAGCATGAGACTTCGGTGAATGCTGACGGCCAGCCGATGACATCCTACTTCCAGACGGGTTATTTTGTGCTGTCTGAAGCTGATGTGCTGACTTACATCGACCAGTTCTGGCCGGATGCTAAGTGGGGTCTGTATGCTGGCGTTCAGGACGCCAATTTGCTGATTACCTTCTATGTGCTGAATTATCCTGGTGATACGCCCAGGGTGTATGGCCCTTATGATGTCACCCAGGCCACGCAGTATATTTCGCCTCGCTTCAGGGGCCGTCTGGTATCGATCCGCATTGAAAGCAATGATATCGATTCGTTTTGGCGTATGGGCGCCATGCGTTATCGTTTCTCGGCAGATGGGAAGTTCTGAGAATGGCAAGCCTAGACGATATCGCAACTATTCAGAAGAATGGGGTTCTGGCCATCAATACGGTCAACCAGACCCTTGCGCGGTATTTCGGGACCAACACTTCGCAGACCTATGCTGCCAGCGCGGTGGTTTATACGGGGCCTGGGCGGCTGGTTAATGTGTCTGTGACGGTGGCAGGTTCGGCGGTTGGCGCCATTCACAATTGCTCAAGTGTTGGTGCGGCCACGGCGGCCAACAAGTTGGCTGTGGTGGGCAATACTGTTGGTGTGGTTGAGCTTAACTTGCTGTTTAACACGGGTCTGGTGATCATTACCGGCACTGGGCAGCAGTTTAACGTCACCTACTCGGTGGGGACATAGCCATGCCTTTGAAGCGCGGGAAATCGCAGGAAACGGTATCTTCCAACATTCGGGAGATGATCCATGCCGGGCATCCGCGTGATCAGGCCATTGCGGCGGCGTTGAACATCGCCAGGAAGAAGGCTGCCGAAGGCGGCATGCAATTGGGTGCGGCGAACCCGCAGCCCGACAAAATCCATGTTGGGCCGATCCACAGCGCGGTGGCGGGCAGGACAGATCACCTGCCGGTGCATGTGGCTTCAGGCTCTTACGTTATTCCGGCAGACATCATCTCGGCCATGGGTGAGGGTAATTCCATGGCTGGGTTTAAGGTTGCCGACCAGATATTTCGTGATCCAGAGGGGGATCGCGAACCCCACAAGAACCCGGCTTTTGCAGATGTAGAAACGGTTCCTGTGGTTGTAGCGGGTGGGGAATACATCATTAGCCCGCAAGATGTTATACATTTAGGCAGTGGCTCTATGGAGGATGGCCACAGGATGCTGGATGAATATGTGAAACAATACCGGCAGAAGACGATTCAAACCCTCAAATCCCTTCCCGGTCCAAAGAAGGATTGAGAAATGTCGGACGATATTAAGGTCCGTATTGGTACGGCTGAAGATGTCCATGGCCTGATGGAATTGGCCATGCTTGCTTGCGACGAAAATGGGTTTGTCGTTCCTAACCCAATGAAGCTTTTGAATGAGATTTACCCGGCCCTCACCCTGCAATCTGGTATTGTGGGGGTGATTGGGGCGCCTGGAGAGAAGCCAGAGGCTGCCATCCTGTTGCGGGTTGGCCATGTCTGGTACTCTGACAACCCGGTCCTTGAGGAGCGGGCGATTTTTGTGCATCCAGATTTCCGTAGCGCGAAAGGCGGCAGGGCTGCTAAACTGTGCCGGTTCGCAAAGGAAACATCTGACAAGATGCAGCTTCCCTTGATGATCGGTGTGTTGAGCAATGATCGTACAGCCGCTAAGATTCGGATGTACGAAAGGCAGTTCGGTGCGCCGACCGGGGTGTATTTCTTGTATCAAGCCCAAACAGGGGGCTGGAAAGAGGCATCATGAGCGGTGGTGGTAAGAGCCAAACAAGTACCTCTTCGGTATCCATACCGCCAGAAGTATTGGCCCGGTATAATTCCGTAAACACCAGGGCTGAAGAAACGGGCAATATTCCGTTTCAGCCTTATGGCGGGGAATTTGTTGCGCCTCTTAGCCAGACACAGCAGGCAGGTATTGCCAACATCAATCAGGCTGCCGGTATGGCGCAGCCTTACTACCAGGGCGCCTCCGAGTCTCTTCTCGGTGGTGCTTCTCAGGCGCAGCCCTATTATCAGGCTGCTACGCAACAGGTTGGTGGCAGCTTGGCTGCTGCCGCGCCGTTGCAGCAAGCTTCTATGATCAACCAATTGGCTGGCCAGCAGGCCGGTCAGCAGGCTCTGGCGTCTGGCACGGCGCAATCTCAGCCTGTCTATAACACGGCCCTGACTGGCCTGGGGAACATTGCGGGCGTTACCTCACCGCTTCAGGCCCAGTCTTCTCAGAACATCCTTGGCGCGATGTCCACTGCCACGCCGATGGCGCATCAGGCCATTGCCAACATCATGGGCGCGCAGGGGCAGGCTCAACCCTACATGGGTGCAGCCGGGCAAGCTCTCGGTGCGGCGGCTTCTGCCACCCAGCCGATCCAGCAAGAAGCTTACCGTGGTATTGGCGCGGCCCAGGCTGCCGGATCGCCTTATCAGGAATTGGCCACGCAGTATGGCCTTGCTGGCGCGCGGCAGCTTACGCCGGAAGGCCTGAGCGTTGACCGCTATATGTCGCCCTACATGCAGTCGGTTGCTGAACCCACGATGCGCGCCTTGCGGCAGCAGCAGCAGATGGAGCAGCAAAGCATTCTGGGGGATCAAATCAAAGGCGGCGCCTTTGGTGGTGATCGTGGCCGTATTGCCCAGGCTGTTCTTGCCCAGCAGCAGGGCCTCGCCACTGCCAAGGCGATGGGCGACATTTACCAGCAGGGCTATGGTCAGGCTGTGTCTACGGCCCAGCAGCAGCAGGGCCTTCAGCTTGCAGCGGAGCAGGCCAACCGGCTGGCGCAGCAGCAGGCCGCGCAGCAGATGCTTGGGATTGGCCAGCAGGGCTTTGGGCAGAACCTTTCTGCCGCTCAGCAGCGGGCGGCGCTGGGCCAGCAGTTGTTTGGCCAGGGCTTGGGTATGGCGCAGCAGCAGGCTGCGCTGGGCCAGCAGGCGTTTAATCAGGCGGCGCAGACATCGCAGCAGCAGGCTGCCTTGTCGCAGCTTCAGTATGGCCAGCAGATGGGTGCGGCCCAGGCACAGCAGACGCTGGCGCAGCAGCTTGCCAGCCAGGGGCTTGGCACTGCGCAAGCGCAGGCAGGCATTGGCCAGCAGTTGTTTGGGCAGGGCGCCCAGGCTGCCCAGCAGCTTTATGGTATGGGTGCTGGCACTGCCGCGCAGCAGGCTGCCCTGGCGCAGCAACAGTATGCCCAGCAGATGGGTGCCGCGCAACAATTGCAGGGGCTTGGCCAGGGGCTGTACGGCATGGGCGCTGGCGTCAGCCAGGGTCTGACAGGGATTGGCGGAGCGGCGCAGCAGGCTGCGTTGCAGGGCGGTCAGGCGCAGCTTGGTGCTGGCCAATTGGAGCAGCAGACCCGGCAGGCTGAAAATCAGGCGTACTACAACCAGTTCCTGCAACAGCAGGGCTACCCATACCAAGTGGCGCAGTTCCTGGCGAATGTTGCGATGGGTACGGGTGCGCTTTCTGGTTCAACCACGACCACCACGCAGCCTTCTTCGTTCTTCTCCGATAAGCGGCTCAAGGACGACATTGAGCCTATCGGCAAGACGTATGACGGCCAGGACATTGTGCGTTACCGCTACAAGGGCGAGCCTGCCACGCGGATCGGCTTGGTGGCGCAGGATGTTGAGAAGAAGCACCCAGAGGCTGTTGGCTTGGCGGGTGGCTATAAGACTGTTGACTATGACAAGGCCACTGATGCCGCTGCGGCGCGGGCGCCGAAGGCTTATGGCGGTGGTCTGAACCCTTGGGGCGATGCTTCTGCCTATGGCGGCAGCGTGTTCCGTGAGGATGCGGGGCGTGGGTATGCTGTCGGCGGTGCGCCGGGCGGTGATGACATCCTGGCCCAGATCAATGCTCTCGTTAATTCCCACCAGGGTATGTTCCCTTATGGGAAGGCTGGGATGTATGGCAGCGGCATGGGTAAGGCTGGGCCTTATGGCTCTACGCTGATGCAGGCTCCCAACCGTGGTTTGATGCGGGCGGAGAATGTTGGCACTCGCCCTGTGAGCGCGATGGAGAGATCG